AGATTCTCAAGTTGAGACTCACGGATCTCACCCGGATACGCCAGCAAGATCCCAACTACTTCGCATGACTGACTGGTACGCCGACTACTACCGCCAATCGCGGGGCTACAACGACAACGACTTGCGGGAGCTGCGCAGTGTTCCACGCAAACCGTCGACACAGGTGCCGGACGTGTTCAAGCACAGGTTTGCTGATCCAGCTGAGTACGATGCCTGGGTCGAAGAGCGCCGCCGCCTCTACTTCGGCTGAACTTGATCCAATCCCGAATGACTGAAAACTCAATGGTGCCCTTCTACCGCTCCTATCTGCTGGGCGGGAAGATGGTCTACCTAGACAAGCTCTCGGAGTTGTCCGATAGCGAGCTGAACATGCTCAACATCGAGACAATGGCCTCACTGGAGGAGGCTCGCCGCGATTACGAGGCGGTCGACAACAAGCAAAGCGAGGAAGGCGGTTCTGTTTACCGCCGCCTCAAGGTGGCTGGTTATTTCCAGGCCGCCATCAAGCTAGAGCTTCAAAACTGACCATTCCCTACTACACTGCACCCGTTCTTACTCATGAGCATGTACGTCCTCTCTGAATCCCAGTTCGATCAAATCACCAAAGCACTTGAAGCAGCACGGTTTGCATTGGAGACGTCCCAGCACGTTCAACTGGATCTGACCAAACCCCAGCAAGCACTCGCGCTGCCCACCACTGAAAAAGCTGTACGTACACCGTCCGTACGCAAGGCGAAGTCTCAAAGTAAGACTCATAAGTCCAGCCACAAGGGGCGGCGTGGTGTGGCGGTGTTGACTGAGGCCAAGGTGTTGGAAATTAAGCGGCAACTCGCTGCTGGTGGGAAGTCCATCGCAAAAATTGCACGCGACTTCGGCGTTCACATCACCACAATCAACTGCATCAAGTCCGGGAAGACCTGGAAGCATGTTGCGCTCCAGCAGCCCGCACCTGTTGTGGTGGTTGACTGATGGGTGGGATCTTGTGTGATCACGAGATCCATAACTTGGCGCGGCGGGGCTTGGTCTCGCCGTTCCAGGCGGAGCTGGTGAATCCTGCGAGTCTTGATGTGAGACTCGGTGAGAATCTGCTGGTAGAAGTGCCGGAAGTGCCTGCGTTACTTCCGCTCAGCATTGCTGGGCATACGCAGGAAAAGCCGTTCATGCTCCAGCCGCATGAGTTCGTGCTCGCCGAAACGGTGGAGGAGTTCGAGTTGCCCGACAGTGTTGCTGGGCAGCTGGCTCTCAAGTCGTCTCGTGCCAGGGAAGGAATTGAGCATCTTTTGGCCGGGTACATCGATCCCGGTTACAAAGGGCGGCTAACGCTGGAACTGCAAAACGCTAGGTCCATGCACGCTGTGCCGTTGTGGCCGGGGATGCGGATCGCGCAAATTGTGTTCCACAAGATGTCGATGCTGCCCGGCAAGAGTTATTCGCTCACAGGTCGTTATCACGGCGACACTGCTGTTCAGGGGTCTAAGGGATGAGCGATCCAGTCAACAGCCCCAGTCATTACACGGCTGGGAGCGTCGCGGTGATCGACGTGATTGAGGATTGGGTGAAGCACGCGCCCGATGCTGTCGTTGGTGGTCTGCATTGGCAGGTCATCAAATACGTCAGCCGGGCGTGGCTTAAGAAGGATCCTTACGAGGATTTCTGTAAAGCCCGCTGGTATCTGAACCGCTTAATTAACACTCTTGCTACTGAACCTTACAAACATGACTGACACTCAGCAGATGGCTGTGTTGGTGGCTTTGACCTCATTAAAGACAAGGTTTGTCTACGCTTTACTTGGTTTACTCGCATTATTCTTTCCTGGTTATGTTGCGTGGGTATTTCTTAAGTCGATCAAAGCTGCGATGCAACGGCTTTCGTTTGAAGAGAGTTGTGCGTTGGCGAATCTTCTCCAGCTGGATTGATGAAGCACTGGTGGCGGATTGTCGCCAAGGCGTTGGGTGAGAAGGCGCACCAGCACAATCGGATCGCTGATCAGGTTGCACTGGTGCGTTTTTGCATCTTGCTGGCTTACATGACTACAAACATTTTCATTTGCGCAGGAGTTATTAGGCACTGGAATGGCTGAACATTGCACTCACACTTTCAGAAAAATCATCAACACGCACGTATGGAAACACAAACCACACCTGCGTACCTACAGGTTTCGGTGTAGATCCTGCGGGCATCGCTGGAACGTTTACTTCGACAAGGTTGCTAACAAAGAGGTGCAGTTGTCGCTGCGGGAGTTGCCGGTCAACCGCCGCAGGATGACGCCTAAGGAGATGAAGATGATCCTGGAGGATTGGCGTTTTGATGACACCTTGGCTGAGGCGTTAGGTATTTCGCGCCAGTCGGTTCATTCGATTCGGACTGGGCGGACGTACAAGGAAATGTTTCCTGAGATTCCGCGTCGTCGGTTAAAGCAGCGCCAGCAAGAGGGTAACGGCTGCGTCACTTGTAAGCATTGGCATGGTGATTACTGCGATCTCGGCATACCCGAAGGCGGTGAGGCTGGATTCTTTAGAGAGTGTTCTTGCTTTTCAGAATGATGGCAGTTTCGATCAACAGCAGGCCGTGCCAGCAGTGCGGTAAGCACACGACTAATGCAGTGCTTTGTATGAGGTGTTATCGCTCCAGTGCGGCAGGGTTAGAAGAGATTCGCGGGGAGCGGCTGCGCCAGAGCTACAAACCTCAGTCGGATGGTGGTCCGTGCAGGAATTGCGTGCACTGGAAGGCGCGGTGTTTCCTGGGGTTTTCCGAGGGTGGGACACTCGCGGCGGCGGTACTGTGCTCGGCGCGGGAGGTTGACAGCCTGCTAGAGTAGTAGGGTACAAGTTGCCCTACCAGGCATGACAATCCTTCAAGGCATTGAGCACCTCCACACGCTCGATGACGCTTCATTTGTTGCGTTTGACGTTGAGACCACCGGGCTCCAGCCGAAGTTTGGTGGTCTCCGTCTTTTGCAGCTGGCGACTTTCGGTAAGCCTCCAGTTGTACTGGATTGCTGGAGCTTCAGTGATGAGGACTGGATCACGCTTGAAGAGTTCTGCAGCGTTTCGCGGCAGTGGCTGGCGCATAACGCGGTGTTTGATCTCGGGTGGTTGCAGGAGCACGAGATTTACCCGGAAGGCAAGATTTACTGTTCGATGCTGGCTAGTCGGATCTTGACGAATGGGCTGCCGAACTTGAAACACGGGCTCCAGCACGTGGTGCATCGCTACCTCGGCCAAGACATTTCTAAAGAAGAGCAGCGAAGTGATTGGTCGGGTGACTTGCGCGTGGAGCAGATCGAATACGCGGCTAAGGATGTGGTGGTATTGACCGAGCTGTGGGAACAAATCACTAAACGGATGGCGACTGGTGCATTGATGCCAGCGTGGGAGCTTGAGTGCAAGGCGCTTCCGGCAATGGCTCAGCTTTGGCGTACAGGATTGCCGTTTGATAAGAAAATGCTGGAGCAGCTGATTGAAGACTTAGACATTGAAAACGTCGAAGTAGGAGAGAAGTTTATTGAGGACTTTGATGCGGCTCTTCCGCCGGAACACAAGCTGCACCGGGGGCTTGATGGCAAGTTGTTGTACCAGACAAAGCCGGGACCGAAGGGTAAGAAGCCGGATCCCAATGTTTTTAACCTCAATAGTCCTGCGCAGTTACTTAAAAAGTTCACTGCTTTGTTGGGTGAGCCGCCGATGGATATGAAGAACAACAAACCCAGTGCCAGTCGTTCTGCACTCCAGGAGTACGTGGGTGATCACAAGGTTGTGGCGAATTACTTGCGGTGGAAAAAAATAGAAAAGCGTAGGCAGATGGCGGAAACTTTGTTAAAGAATTATTCGGCAGATGGGTTTATTCGTGCCAGCTACATGCAGCTTGGGGCTGATACGGGGCGTATGTCGTGCATTTCGCCGAACCTCCAGCAGGTGCCAAGGGATTCACGGTTTAGGGCTGCGGTGCAGGCTCCAGCTGGTTGGAAATTGGTTGTTGCTGACTATGGGCAGATGGAGTTGCGGCTTGCGGCGGCAGAAGCACAGGATGACTTAATGACTCAAGTGTTCCAGCAAGGGGAAGACCTCCATACGATGACGGCTGTGCAGATTTATGGGGTAGAGCCGGGTGATGTTACGAAAGAGCAGCGGCAAATTGCAAAATCGGCAAACTTCGGATTGTTATACGGAAGTGGGGCAAAAGGACTCAGAAACTACGCAGCAGCGACCGGAATCCAGATGGATCTTGATGAGGCGGCGGATGTGCGGCAAAAGTTCCACGCTGCATATAAAGGCATCTCCAAATGGCAGCGCAAAAATGCTGCAGCTGCTGATACGGCTAAGGACAATCCATCTATCCGCATACGCATCTCGGGCTTGCGGCGGTTTCTACCGGGTGAGCACAACAAACTCACTACCCGTTGCAACACCCCAATCCAAGGGGCTGGTGCAGCAGTCCTCAAACTTACTCTCGGCAAACTGTGGCCGTTACTTCACGCCGACGGGGAAGATGTTGTGCGCTTGGCCGGCGTGGTGCATGACGAGATCATCCTGCTCGTCGCAGAAGAACACGCAGATACCTGGGCGCTCCAGCTGCAAACCGTGATGGAGGAAGCTGAAGCTCGTTGGTTGGGTGATATTCCGCCGCTTGCCGAAGCTAAGGTCGGGGATAGCTGGCAAGAGGCCAAGTGATCCAGGAGGATTTTGAGTATCGCGTTCGGATGCACGCGCGGCACGGCGGTACTCACGATCTGTTCATCGTCGCTCCAGATGCTTTCTCCGCGAGGATGAAGGCACTGGAGCTTTGCCCTGATGACCGCCCGCAGTCGATCTTGCGAGTCTCAGATCTAGTCTTATGAGTCGCGCCCGCACGGGAAGAGAGCTGGTGATGGAGTGGCTCCAGCGGGAGATTCGGCTAGCGAAGACGGCGGATTTGCAGCGGGCTGCAGCTTTTTTGGAGTGGGCGCGGGATATTCGGAAGGGCTGCTCCAAGCAGAGGGGTGGGGCGCGGGTGGCGCAGTCCAATGCGTGGAGAAAGCGCGTGGATGACGATGTGCGGTGGTGAGACTACTGTGACTCAGTATGCTATTGTGTAGCAGACTAGACCGCAGGCCATGCCCCTGAACCACGGAAACAAGTATTACTGCCAGCTGCTGATTGATCCGAATCGCTACAAGCTGGCGGAGAATCTTGCGTCCCAGGAAGGGAAGAAAGTTACGGCGTACTTGCGGGAGCTGGTTTACGCGGGGTTGGCTTTGCGGTCAGGGGAATACAAGAGCGCTCAGGAAGCGGATGAGCAGGCTTGGAAAGAGTCGGTGAAGAGGCGGGTCGAGGGAAGGATGCGCTCCAAGCAAGAAAGCAAAGTGTCAGAAACTGACGCATGAGACTCGGATAATTCCCGTTACAGTGCCAGCGGCACTGAATAAAGTGCATTACAGTCTCACAGTACACGCACAGGAGCGATGACTCGCTACGTGGTTATGGCCGGAAACCGATGGGTTACGGCGGTTTATGGACCCGGTAATGGCATCGGATTAACAGCA